ATTTCTATATCAAGAACATCTTCTATGATTGTTCTACGATCACTAGCTTTAAGTTGCATGAAAGGAACAAAAGATGAACTACCCAAGATAACTATTTGAGTGAAAGACTTATAATTCAATTTTAAGATAGTCTTCTCAAGTAACTCTTGATAGTCTCTACCAGATGCTGTTTGATTCATCAAGCTCCCATCTTGATAAATCTCAAACAAATTCTTTTTGATCCCCCTTTTTACAATGTAATCTTTACTACCTACACTGAACTCAATCTCAACCAAAGAATTGCCTTGATTTATTGAATTTATCAACTGATTCTTATTAATTGATCTAAAAGGTTTTCCAAACAATCCAAATGTCAGAGCATCTAGGATAGTTGATTTACCTGCACCATTATCACCAATTATCAGAGTATTATTAGTTTTATTCAGTTCAATTTCTGTGAAAGCATTTCCAGTGGATAATAAATTTTTCCACCGAATCATTTTAAAATGTATCACTAATTATCTTCTGTAAGAAATGTTGGTTTAGGATCGTGGTCAAATCTATACTCTAAGTCCTCTATGGATTTTTTCATAATGATATTTACCATCGTATTAAAGGTAATATCTCTATCATGTGCTGCTTTAGCCACTTTCAAAAAGAGATCGTCACTAATCTCAAATTCTACTGTTTCAATTTTTTCTTCTGGTTTTTCTACTGATGTAATTTTCAATTCTTGTGTCATCTAAGCCTTCTGTTGTATTACTGAGTTCCAAGATATAACCACTCTATCTTTCTTCCCAGAGTAAGGAGTGGCTGAATGTAAAAGATATGCAGGAAATATAACTAAAACACCATCCTCTGGACATATATCTACAGCATCATGTCTCAAGTATTGCATACTAGGATCTAAACAAAAATATTGTATTGGAGAGTAGAAACGATTAGTTCCATTCATTCTTATGATACCATCATCGTCTGGGGCTTCACCACACTCTCCTGACTGTAAATAATATATTCCTCCCCAAGATGTATTCAGATGTTTATGTGCATCATGATAACCATTATTATTTGTAACATGAGCCCAAGATTCTCTAATGTCTGGATAAAGTTGACTCATGTAAGAATCATCATAACCATTTACATCTTTAACCACCGACATTAACGATTCCTCACAAAATGTTTTTAGTGATTGAACCGCTGGTAAATCAGAGTTGAAGAAGTTAAACTGTGATTCAAATAAATTCTTTTTAGCAACACTAGATATTCCACTAACTTTGCTTCTACTCTTCAAATCATAAACATAATCTAAGAGTTCAGACTCATGAAATAAGTAAGACTCATTCTTAAAGCAGTAGATATTAGATGCCCATAAAGATCTTTTAGTTGGAAAATCTGTCATATTGTTTCTATTGTTAAAGATTCATTATATAATGAAACTAGTAAATTGTCAAGTTCCTTTTTATCATCAATGTTCAAAGAATTTACATACTTTGACAATATGGTTACTGTATCCTCTGCTTCATCTATCACCTCATCTTCAAGATCTATATCATCATGAAAATTTTCTATCACCGAAATATCTTCTACATTTGCAGAGTATAATTTATCCAATAGTGTGTCAAACCAAAAAGGATTCTTTTTATTTACAACAACCACTTTGACATAGCACCCCTCATATTGAGAATAGTCTTGTGTTTGAATTTCTTCAAGTGTAGTCTTCTCATCATCATAGTAAATTTTGTAAAACATCTCATAGGGATTCTGGATAAATTCAAGCTCTCTAGTTTCTGTATCAAAAATGTGAAACCCTCTTGGATCTTTGTAGTCTGACCATGTTATTTGATATGGATTACCAAGATAGTACACGTTACCATTATCAGACTTGTGGTGAAAGTGACCACTAAATGCATACTCAAACTTTTCAAATACCTTGGGTGACAAACCCTCATAATTTACAGCACCAAGATGCATCTCAAACCCTTGTACCTCAAGATGTCCAAATAGAATTTGTGCATCAGTATTAGATATTGCATCTAAAGACTGTTCTTTGTTTTCTGGGCATATCCAAGGTTGAAAGAATACTTTTGTTCCATCAAAGACAACTTCAGTAGGGTCATGATAAATTCTTACCATACCACCGCCGTCACCTTCATCACCATTCATCATCATCCTAAGACAATCCATACTATTCACTTCATTTGTATTTTTGAAAAAAGTATCATGATTGCCGATAATCATGTGTAGACTAATATACCTATCCCAACATTGGTCAAAGAAATGATGTCGCATCTGATAGAGTGTTTTGTAGTTGATAAATTTTCTTCTATCAACTATGTCGCCCATGTGGACTACTGTTCTAATATCTCTCTCTAATAAGGTAGGAAAGAATATATCCTCATAAAACTTTACAAAATAATTTGTGAACGCTTGACTATCATTTCTAGCACCCCAATGTGTATCAGTTATTATTGCTATCTTCATGCCACCATGAAATATTCTAGGTTAGTAGGATTCTTCTTTTTTGAGACTGATTTCTTTTTCTTTGCTTCTTCAAAGTTTGAAATAAAATCATACATATTTGCTTTTTGGTCTGCATTCATAGTATCATACACATATTGTGTCTCTCCATCGTGTTCTGATATTTCTGTATTCTCACCCAAAGTAGAAAAACTATCCATAGTTTTATACTTAACATATAGTTGTTTTTTCTCTTTTTGTATTCTTCTGATAAATGCATAATAGATAATTTGAGTAAAATATGCAAAAGGATTATTAGATTTTTCTGGATCAAAGTTTTTTATATACTGCACACAATTTTCAATCCCATCGGATATCATGTCATCTCTAAATGCATAGTTTATAAAATTGGGCCTGTATGATAGTCTCTGTGCTATCTTCATGAAACATTCACCAAGATACTCCGATATCTGAGGCGGAGGACTCCCATCTTTCTTCGCTTGATTGAACTGATCTTTATAGATCACCATCTCTTTCAAAAATTTTTCATTATCTACATAATGTACTGGTTTAGATTTAGGCAATAGACCTCCTATTTAAAAAGTGTATACACATTATACCATATCAAATATGACTTGTCAAATACTTGACAAAGCACTTGACAGATGTTATAATACTGGTGTAGGGGTTAAATGAAATTAAGTCTTCAGTTGAACTTTGTATTTGGCCATACTAAAGTTTTCCTCTTTGTATATTTTCAGTCTTTCCTCGAAATGATCTAAAGTATAATTATGGTGGCTTCCATAAGAGAGATCATCTGCAATATCATACAAAGTTGCAATATCCTTATTTTTAGATTTTCGGAGGCCCCTGCCTATTGACTGTAAATTTCTTATACGAGACTTAGAAGGACTAGCGAAAATGATGTTATGAAGATTCCTAATATTGATGCCAACGCTGAATACACCATAACTGGCCACGATAATTGCATTTGATTCTGACTCAACGATGTGTCTAATTCGTTCCCTTGTATCTGAGTCCACTCCTCCGTAGACAAAAAATATTTTTCTATCATTTGATTCCCCCTTTATCATGTCGTAAAGTAACTGTCCATGCTTTTCTACAAATCGAAATAAAAGAAGAGTGTTAGTCTTTAAATCTAACACCAAGTTTTTGATAAAATTGTTTCGTGCCTCTGATGTAATTAAATACTCCAATTCCTCTTGATAACTAATTTTTCTAAGATCATGACAGATAGAATCTGGATGTCTTAGTAATATTGCTTTGATTGTGAACGGCGATAAATGCTTACTGTCTATTAGTTTTTTGGTAGATGTGACTTTGAATACCTTACCGAAAAGTCCTTCTAAAACTAATTTATGAGTTTGTGTGCCGTCTAGTGTTCCTGTGGTCCCAATCCTATATTTTGCATTTACACACTTTGTCATGATGGAAGTAAGAGATTTTGACTTAAATCCGTGAGCCTCATCTCCTATCACAAGTTCATATTGTTCAAAGTATTTTTGATTCATTTTATATATTGACTGCCATGTAGAAATAATTACAGGCAATGTTGAACCTTTGTCTCTCCCTGCAATAACTGTATGACAATTATTTGCAACATCCCATCCGTACTCTCTAAAATCATTGTACATCTGAGAAACCAGAGATGTAGTAGGAACTAAAATCAAAGTTTTTAATTTCAAATACCTTACTAGTATATAGATGATCAAAGATTTACCAGATGCAGTTGGAGATAAAAGAAGGGCCCTGTGGTTTGTCAGAGCGTGGTTTATTGCTAGAAGTTGGTAATCTCTTGGTTGTACTGGTAACCTCAAAGACTTTATATATTCTTCAGTCAGTTCTACATTTTCGTGTTTAAAATCTGACTCAAACTTTACTTTAAAATTTCTTGTGTATAAAAATTTGCAGAGGTGTTCTAGGAGCCCACCATACAGTAATCGGTTGTGTACATTGAATAGTCTAATCTTACCATCCCAAACTCTGTTTCTGTATGCTGGCATGTATGTGTAGCCAGGAACCATGAACGTAAAATGATCACATATTTCCTGTGCAGTCGATGCCTCAGAATCTATTTTGATGTATACTTCATCTTTTTTTGATATATTAATTATTTCCATGTGAAAATTTCAACCAATCTAAAGCATTCTTGATCTGAAATCCTCGATTGTTGATCATTCTTATCACAGCATCTAGATAATGAATCTTCTCTTCTATCAGAACTACTTGTTGTTTCATTCTAATTATATCGTCATCAGACTCCACATAGCTGTTCACCTCGTTTTTGAGAAGTCTCTCCAAGTAAGGCTCCCACCCTCTCTCGTCCAGTTCTTCTTTAGACATTTTACCTGAATAGTATTCTGTCTTTGCACGAACAAGTTTCAACATCTCAAATTCGACGCTCTTCAATCGAATCTTCTCTTGAGTAAAAATTTTTAAATATTTGTCGTGAATTAAAGGAATGCGTATGGATTCAGTACCCAGCTCTGTATAATCTATTTCACGATCTCTATTCCAAAGTTCTTGAATCTCTTCAAGTTTCAAATCACCTCCTATAATTATCTACCATCAGCTACAGGTGCCCCTCCATAAGATCTTTCGTTATTGAGTAGATTATCAATCGTATATACATCATAACGAAAAGAGACAGTTGCAGTAACATAATCAACATCTGATGCTTTACTATCAAATTCTATACTAGAAAGATTGAGAGGAAAACAGTCCTGAAATCTAAAATGCATTTGAGGATTCATGTTACTAGTCAATACTGTCAGTGTTGCATCTTGAGTTTTTTCATCCTGTGCATCAAGTTTTACATATTTTTTTATTGACTCCTGAGTTGGTGTGCCAATACTAATTATCCAATCATATATTGATATCCAATTTTTCATGTTCTCATCGACCACAAATTGAATAGTCAATTCTTCAAAAGATACTTCATCTCCTGCAATTTGAATATTCCTCAGAGGAGTTCCTACATCAATTCCACCTATCGACAAGCCAGGAATATTAGCGGCTTGACAGAAATAATTTACATCTGGAAAATTGGCAAGTGTAAATCTAAATCCTACAGGACTCAGATAATTGATATTGGATGGAAGATTTTGTAATGCAGACATGAATTATCCTTTCTAGTATATTTAGTAAGGACAAATAAAAAAGGGGAAGAATGAAATTTCACTCTTCCCCTCTGATGAAAACACAAGAAGTGTTTTCCCTTACATCAGATTGTCAACTCTGACAAGTCTGTAGTAGTAGTTACCATTTGCGTCGATAACTCCGTCACCATCGCTGTGTCCAAATGGATTGGATACGATTCCGTAACGTGTCTTGAAACCGACTTTTGGCTGGAAGGAATTCTCACCAACCGCACGTACCATTTGTAATGGAACGTATGGGCAGTAGAAGATACCTGCATCGTAAGCAGATGCACCTTTGTAACCTACACAGAAGAAGTTTGTTGCTGATGCACTGAAATATGGATCAACATAAACTCTGTAACGACCATTCAATGTACCTACGAATGTGTTACCTGTGTCATCAATTCCACCGCCGTCCATCATTCCACCCATAGCAAGAGCAGAAGCAACGTCTGAAGATGTGATGATGAGATTACCTTTACCGCGTCGAGTTGTCTTAGCGATAGCGTTGGCGTCACGCTCAACTTGGAACATCAGACCCTTGAACTTCTCAACGGACCAACGACCATTGGCATCAACGTCAAGGTCAAAAACACCGGCAGTTGCTGTATTGTGTTGAGCACCATGCTCAGCAGCAAAGTAAATTGTTCGGATAACCTCTCGGTTAATCTCAGCCAAGATCTCTTGTGAGAGGATATTAGCCAATTCTGTTTCAGCATCCAGACCATGAACAGCCTTAAGATCCTGAGCAAGTTCCATTGAATACTCACCTTTAAGAGCACGTGTCTTAGCAGTGACTGTTACACGATCAATGGAGAATGCCATTTGCTGGAAGTCTTCGTTAGCTGTACCACCTGTACCTGTGATACCGAAACTTTCAGCGGTTGCTGTTGAAACACCAACACCAGTAAGTGCAGTATATGTTCCACCCTCAGCAGCTGCTGTTGCACCTGCACCAGACGATGCCATATCACCACCTGCATCTGCAGAGTGTGTGGTATCTGGTTCGTTGTAGAACGCCTCGTTACCTTGTTGTGAGTCGAACTTAGGACGCATTGCAAAGATGAGTCCTGTTGGACCTGTCATTGGTTGAACACCACAAACATCATAAGCAATGAGATTAGGCATTGCACGACGAATCATGGAGATCAAGACAGGATCTTGATATTGTACTTGACCAGATGAACTGGCAGTAGGTGCCAAGTTTACCAAGGCCTCAGAAAGAGGTCCACGCCCTTCAGCTTGCGCTTGTTCTGCCATGGCCCTTTCTTGGTTTTCCAGAAGAACGGCGGTTACCGCTTTTCTATATGGGTCTTTAATCTTAGGCATATCTTCATGGTCTAAGACTGGGCCCCACTTTTGTTGTAGTCCTTCAGCTAGATACATTTTTTTGTCTCCTAAAAATGTTATTTGTTATTGCGAGTTAAAGCAGAAACGTAACGACTCATAACTGGATCGGCTGATACCTCGGAAGATGTTTCTTCCTCTTCAGTGTTCTCCAATTCTTCTGTAATAGTTTCCGTTTTCTGTGTAGAAGTAGGAAAATAGTTTTCCTTAATCACTTCTAATTTTTCTGTATATTGTTGCTCATCTTCAAAATCAATACCCTCAGCTAATTTACCAAGTTTTTCCTTCTCAGTATCAGCAAGGTCTTTAGAAACTTCTCTCAAAGTATCTTCTTTTTTGAATTCTGCAAGTTCTTTTTTCATCTCAACATTATTGTTGATTGACTCATCAAGTTTTTGCTCGAGGTCTTCAACTTTTCCGAAAAGATCGTCAACTAAGTCAACTTTTTCTTCTGGAATGTCAATGTAATGCTCAGTGAAAAGAGTTTTGAGTCCTGTCATGAAGTCTTCAACCAATTCTGATCGAATACCTTTTTCAACAGCCAACTCGTTTTCTGTCATCCACTCTTCTACAACATAGTTGAGGTATCCATCAACCTTTTCTGTCATTGTAGATTTGTGCTCTTCTTTTGCTTCGGTAATTTCTTGAACATACTGTTCTTCTAATTCTTCAATTCTTTGGTTTACCTCTGAGATTACTTTTGCAGATACAGCGGTTTCAAAGATAGTAGCAGCTTTAGTTTTAAACTCTTCGGAAAGATCTTCTCCACCGACTAAGGCATCCATGTCATCTTTGACATCTATTTCCAGATCTTCTTTCTTGAGTTTTTTGTTTTCCATCTTTTTATGGTATCCAGCCTTTAACTCTTTATCATCATCTTCTTCATCTTCATGTTCCGCTTCTTTTAAAGTGGCACCCATGATTTTACCAAATGAATCTGAGAGTTCAGCTTTCTTCATACCATTTAACTGGTCATAAAGAGCTTTGATCATTCCGGCTTTTGTCTTAGGAACGGAATAACCCTCATCCATTTCCTCTTCTTCCTCTTCCTCCTCATCTTCATGAGCAGCTTCGGCCTTGGCTTTACCTTCTACGATTTCTTCATCTGAAGATTCTGCCACAGCTTGTTGCTCTTCTTCCAGTTCTTCAGACTGTTCGTTCAAAATTTCTTCAGACATTGAAATTCTCCTATATCTATTGTAAGTTGGTTACTATTATTATTTATAAAAATATAAACTTTACAGTTTAGTAATAAAATCCTCGAAAGCACTGACAAGCACCTGTTCTCGATCCTTTCTTGAGGTTTTTTCTACTTTTTCTTTAATTTCTTGTATTTCTGCTTCTTTTATTATCCCATTATCCCAGATCCATTCTTTACCTTCCATGATACCATGAACAAATGCATCTGGTGCAGAGGGGTCAGCAACGATATCGGCAGCAGTAGCAAGATAGAAATCTTTTTGTACCTCTTGAATTCCGTTCTTACCAGCCTTCAAAGAACCCATACCTCTCGATGAAACTCCCAATCGGGCACCCTCATCAATAAGGTTTTTGACTATTTTTCCGTATGGTGTGTCCAAGATTTTGGCTCTTCCCATGAAGTTATTGTCAACTTCTTCAAGTTCTTCAATCATGTGTGAAACTCTCTCAAGATTTACAGTTGGACCATCTGGATGCCCTAATTCACCAAAAGCTCTTTTACTGTTGATAAATTTTTCTGTATATCTTTTAGCTTCTTTTTGAAGAACTTCTTTAGGATAGATTCTTCCATTCCTGTTCTTAGTTTCAGCTTGCATGAAAACACCTTCAATAAAATAACTCTTACCTCCGTCCTTTGAAGCTTCGGTAAGAAACTCTATGTCATGTGCTTCTTCGCTTATAAGTTTCATGGTCCTCTCCGTTATGACTCTGGATTTTTCGATGCTAATCTTTCTCTGTAAGCATCTTTCATTTGTTTTTTAATTGCAGGTTTTAATCTTTTTTCCCACTTAGAACCCATTTTTTGTACTTTTAGATCTGCTTTCTTTTCTATTCCAGCTTTAACACCAGCAGATGCAGTTTTGTAAATACCTTGTTTATCTACGATTGCAAGTGCTTTCTGTCTTACTGCTCTTTTTATTGCCTTCTGTATCTTTTCTTGAGTAGGTGGCTTCTTCATTGAAAGTGCCCTCCTCTTAGCAGCAATTCTAGATTTTTTCTTGACTGCAATAGACCGCTTTATTCTTTGTTGAACAGTCAATGCCTC